CGGGGGTTGCTGTGCAGTGGATGACGAGATACTTCATCGACTTACTCATTATCCTACGGGCTCTGAGTATTCTGCCAAGCCACGACTTACAACATCGGCAGCACGCTCAGCTTCAAATTCCAACATGGTATCTACATCGTAGCGGATAGAGTTGTCATACTTGTCAAGGAAGGCCTCGACAACCTTGATAGTTACCTTTTTCTCTTCACTCTTTACGTTTTTTGTCTTTTCCATTTTTATTCTATTTTATGGTTTATATTAAAATTTTGGTGCGCTTCTGATTATCCGTGCGCAAGAAACTTTGGTGTAGAGCGCTTATCCAAAACAATGAATTCCTCACCGAAGGCAATGTTAGTATCAACCTTCATGAGCATCTTGAAGAAGTACAGCTCACTCATGTTGCTCACAGGGCCAATCTTAATTACGTGCTCATCGTCCTGAAGGTTCACAGCCGCAAACAAATTGCTCGTCATCGCATCCGGAGAGCACAAGGTGGCAACGATAAGATCATCGGGCCACGCAGCAAGTGTCTCAATCTTGATGTCCTTGTACATCTTCAAGTTGCGAGTGGTCTCGTCGCGGTTCTTGTTCTCGCGGGCGGTCAGTTCGTCGTCGTATTTGTTGAAGTCCGTAGGACTCATCAGGAAGCGAAGGTTCGGGTTCTCTATAATCGCCACAGGAATCTTAGAGCGCACAGCCTTCAGTTTGCCTACCATCGTGGTCTCGGCTGAACTTACCACAACCACATCTTGGTCTTTCGCTGCCTGCGTCAGGATGCCGTTGAAGAGATGGTCGTCATCATTGCCAAGCACTCCGTTGATATAATGGTTGCCAAGCTCGAACTGTACCTGTTTCGACAGGGCATCAAGCAGCTGGTTCTGCACAGCAGGTGGCAGTTCGGCGAACACAAGGTCACCCTTGGGCTGGAACGGGCGCCACACGCTCTCGAAGGTGCGGGGATTGAATACGGTAAACGCCATGAAATTCTCAGGGTTCAGGCTCTGCTCAGAATAGTCGAATTCACCCTTCGAATCACTCACTTGTGGATTTTCCTTCTGCTTCTGCAGCATTTTGCTCGTGCGTAGACGCGGGATGGATACTTTCTTCGACACATTCGGGATAATATGGATAAGTCCCTTGCTAACAATCTCGTTGTTGGTCGTCGCAACGGTAAGGAGCTGCTCCAGCACCTCGCCATTGTAGTTGGTGTTTTTAATATTGATTGCCATTATTTATAAAATTTTTTACTCGTTAGTTGTTACTTTCCGTGATACTTGTCGCGGATCTCACGCTGGCGCTTCTCCCAGGGACTTTCTTCTCCAGGATTGCCACCATGCAGTGTATCCTTCACCATCTTCTTTACTGGCAAGGCTGTCAAGGCTTTCTTGCCGTCCTCAGGGTGCTCTTTCAGCAGATTCTCATATACAGGACGCGTTTCGGCATTGATACGGCCGTCATTTTCGGCTGCATCAAGCAGGGTTTTGCGTTCTGCTGCAGCAGCTGCTTCTGCTGCCTCCTCAAAGCCTTTCAGCTTGGTCTTCAGCGTGGCATTCTCCTTTCCGAGATTGTCAGCCCGTCCAGCAGCGGTTTCCAACTGACCGAGGCGTGCAAGCACATCAGCTTCCGTCGTACAGTCTTTAAACTGTGGACGGTTCTTCAATTCTTCAATGTTCATGTCCGATTTTTTTTGTGGCTTAGTAAGCCGGTTATTGATTATTGCATATATCTGTTCTGGAGTACTGTCATCAGGCATAGGATCTGCATCGTAAATACCATCAATCAGTCCAAGCTCAAAAGCCTTTTCTGCCTTAAGCCAATGATCATTACCATCGAAATAAGCAGCCTTTATACTATCCTTATCTTTACCTAATTTCTCGGCATACATATCGCAGAGCGTATCTTCAAGGCTTTCCATCTGCGCTATCATTTCTTTCATTTCCTTAGTGTTGCCATAGCAGCCACCGCTCACGCTGTGCAGCATCAAGCGGGCATACTGGCTCATATATACAGGCTTTCCACAAAGAGCTATAACACTTGCCATAGATGCAGCAACACCATCGACGTATATCGTAATATTTGCATTGCTCGCTCTTAGGGCATTGAAGATGGCAATACCCGTATACACTTCGCCTCCTACACTATTAATGCGGATGTTAATATTCTTATAAACGGCCTCTGCAGCCATTAGTTCGCGAGCTATTTGGCTACTGGTAATAGTTCCGTAGCTATCACCAATATCTCCATACAAAAGTATGCTACAAGTATCTTCATTCGGAATGATATTGAAGAATGGTTTTTTCTTTGTTTTCATTTTTTTTCTTAATTATCGCTCTGCGCGGATTCAGGTGCAAATATGGAAGTTCTTTCTTAACCTTACAAATAACCTATTTTACATACACACCTTATAACCAAATGTTTACATTATAAACATGCATCATGCAGACACAGTTTGCAAATGACTTAAAAAGACTCCTCCTTTGCACTATAAATAAGTATATATGGCAAAGGATTTAAGCAATACACAAAAAAAAGAATGGGCCAAGACACTATACCTGAAAGAGAAACTTACACAACAAGAAATAGCTGATCGTGTGGGTGTCTCACGTGTTACAGTCAATCGTTGGATTGCCGATGGCAAATGGGAAGAACAAAAGACCGGTTTAACTCTGACTCGTGAAGAACAGATAGCTAACCTCTATCGACAAGTTGCTGAAATAAATAGAAAAATTGCAGGCAAACCAGAAGGTGATCGCTTTGCAAGTACTGCTGAAGCTGATATTCTTGGAAAATTATCTGCTGCAATCCGTAAGATGGAGACAGACATAGGCATAGCAGATGTTATTAGCGTACAGACAAAATTCATAGAGTTCCTGCGGCCTATAGACCTTGACAAGGCCAAGGAAATTACCCAGCTCTCTGATGTTTTTATAAAATCACTTCTATAAAAATAGACAAAATATGGATTCAAGATCATGAAACAAGCAGATAAAAACGCCCTATACGATTGGGAGAAATATCTTCAAGACATCATGCGCTCAACTCCTGTTGACAAGGAGATGAGCGTGGCGGAACGTGAAAAACACCGTAAATACCTTGAAGCTCATCCTATAGAGTGGATACAATATTTCTTTCCGAACTATGCTAAATACGATTTTGCTGACTTTCAGAAAAGGGCCATCCGTCGTATTATAGCACACGATGAATGGTATGAAGTGCTTTCGTGGTCGCGTGAGCTGGCGAAGTCCACCATCACGATGTTTGTCGTCATGTATCTCACATTGACAGGAAAAAAGCGCAACGTCATTCTCACCTCAAACAGTAAGGATAACGCTATTCGCCTACTTGCTCCTTATAGAGGAAATCTGGAAGCCAATGGTCGTATCATAGCTTACTATGGTAAGCAGCAGACTATAGGCGCATGGACAGAAGAGGAGTTCATTACTAAATATGGAACTGCTTTCCGTGCCATCGGTGCAGGTCAGTCACCTCGTGGCTCCCGCAATGAGGCAATACGCCCTGATGTGCTGCTCATTGATGACTTTGATACTGACGAGGATACAAAGAATCCTGATATAATACAAAAAAGATGGGAATGGTGGGAGCAAGCTCTTTATCCTACTCGATCTACCTCAGAAGCAACGCTGATTGTTTTCTGTGGTAACATCATCGCTAAGGATTGCTGCGTCACTCGTGCTGGTGAGATTGCTGATCATTGGGACATTGTTAATATACGCGACAAAAGTGGACATAGCACATGGCCAGAGAAAAATACTGAAGAACATATAGATCGTGCTCTTTCAAAAATATCTACACTTTCACAACAGCATGAATACTTCAACAATCCTATTTCAGAAGGTGAGATATTCAAGCAGGTTGTATATGGTAAAGTCCCCCCGCTGTCCAAATTCAAATTCCTTATCATTTACGGTGATCCTGCACCTGGCGAGAGTCGTGGAAAGAAAGGTAAGTCATTCAAGGCCGTTATGCTCTTGGGAAAAAGAGACGGTAAACTCTATGTAATAAAAGCGCGTCTTGCACAGGCTCTCAATGCAGAATTTATCGACTGGTATGTGCAGCTCCTTGAATACGTAGCAGGGCGTAGTACCGTCTATTGCTGGATGGAGAATAACAAGTTGCAGGATCCTTTCTTCCAGCAGGTATTCCGTCCACTCGTTCGTAAGGTTCGCAAGGAAAAAAACATTACGCTTTACATTCAGGGAGATGAGGAAAAGAAAACGGACAAGGCGACTCGTATAGAGGCAAATCTTGAGCCGATGAACCGTGAAGGCAACCTAATCCTTAATGAGGAAGAACATGATAATCCTCACATGAAGGAGCTTGAAGACCAATTCAAACTGTTCACGCTGTCCATGAAATATCCTGCCGATGGGCCTGATGCCGTAGAGGGTGGTAACAGAAAGATTGACCAGACAGCCCAACGTGCTGACCGCCCGTTGATACAATCACGAAAAAGTATAAGAATAAAAAACCGACACAGAATATGAGCCAGTTTATAGACATAAAAGACTACGATGCAAGTGTTCATCGCGAGATTCTTGATGCACTTGTTAGAGATGATGAGTCGCTCGTTGAGATTTGCGAAGATAGGGCGATAGCCGAAATGCGCAGCTATTTGTCTAAACGCTATGATTGTAATGCCATTTTTGCAGCAACAGGCAAAGAGCGAAATCAGCTTATTTTAATGATGGTCATAGATATTGCCGTTTATCACATCTTCTGTATCCACAACCCTATGAAACTTTCACAAGTGCGCAAAGACCGGTATGAAAGAGCCGTAGAATGGATGAAGGCGGTATCCAAGGAGGACATATCTATTGATGGGGTTCCGCTCCTTCCCGAAGATGAGAGAGCAACAAAGGCCGCGCTTATGTTCAAAAGTAATAGAAAAAGAGAAAACAGATTATAATTATGGGCAAGAAGAATACACGCATAACTATTAGTGGCAATATACCACGACCTGGGCAACGACAACCAGCTATCATCAAATTGACACAACCAAAGCGATTCAATATTGACACAGCCGACTTCATGACGGCTATCAAGGCAGCCGAGAATGTTGATTACACGCAGCGAGCAAAACTCTATGATCTCTACAATGATATTTTGCTTGATACACATCTATCGAGTGTTATTGACAAACGAAAGGCTGCTATATTAAGTTCAAATATTGAATTTCATCGCAACGGCAAGCCTGACGAGGAAATAAACGAACAACTTTTTTCGCCATGGTTTTACCGCTGTGTAGCTGATATTCTTGATGCACGTTTTTGGGGATTTTCACTACTTCAATTCTACAAAAATGATGAGTGGATAGACTATGATCTTGTGCCACGCAAACACGTAGATCCTGTCCGTAAGATCATTCTAACCAGGCAAACAGATATACAGGGAACATCTTGGGAAGAATTTGAAGATTTGCTCTTCATCGGTGGCTGTACCGACCTTGGGCTACTTGCAAGGGCAGCCCCCTGGATTATTTATAAGCGTAATACAGCTGCTGACTGGGCACAGTTTTCAGAGGTCTTTGGTATGCCTATTCAGGAGTATACATATGAAACGGACGATGAAGAAGCTCGTGCTCGTGCCCTCCAAGATGCAAATTCTATTGGCTCACTTGCCACTTTTATTCATGGCAAGGATACTGAACTACAACTACGTGAGGCAGGTAACAAAACTGGCTCTGCAGAAGTGTACGATAAATTTATCGAACGTTGTAACAGCGAAATTTCAAAGCTTATTCTTGGTAATACATTAACGACAGAAGCGTCTGATACTGGTACACAAGCACTTGGTACAGTACACAAAAAAGTGGAAGAAGCCGTTGCAAAAGCAGATAGGGAATTTGTGCTTAATGTATTAAATTATGACATGTCTGAAATCTTCTCACACTTGGGAATTAATACCACTGGCGGTAAATTCTGTTTCTCTGAGAAGAAAAATACAGACCCCGATGCAACGATGAGAATCCTTGTACAACTACATACGACTTTCGGACTTCCTATCGATGACGATTATATCTATGAGACATTTGGAATAGAGAAGCCCAAAGACTACGATAAACAAAAGCAGTTAAAGCGAGAGAAGCAGTTTGAGAAGATGATGGCAAAGCACTTCCCAAATTGGGAAGAAGAACTGAAAGAAAAATCAGTTGAAGAAATTGATAGGGATAGATTTTTGCAGGAATATTTAAAAGAAACGACGCAAACAAAAAAGAAAAATCTCAAAGACCGCTTTCGCTCTTTTTTCGTAAAAGCCCCGAAGGACGGGGCTCATTTAGACTGGTAATCAATCATATTTACTTCGATGCAGACGAGGCACCTGCTGCCAGTCTGCAATTTGACGAGGAACTGCTTGTAAGGGCACTTGAGAACATCTATCGCAAGAAGTTCAATGTCAAGACGGAGATAGAGCCACTGCTCTATGGAGCTGTGAGCGGTGTATTCCGTCAGGCTGTCGATGAGGGCTTTCAGCCGCGCACGGTAGCAGATTCCGACCACGACTTCTACGAACAGCTTCGCCACTCTGGCGAGGTGTTCTCAGCTT